GCATTGTATATATTATCTATATAAAAGAAAAAATCCCAATCAGAGGCGGATCCGATTGGGCATTTCTAGTGTATTGCTACACATTATATAGGGAGACATTGCTGCCGTCACCTACACATCTTAATTGTAAGCCAGGTTATTTTATATGTCAAGCATTCTGGTCAACAGGATTTTCAGACGGGGTAAATGATGGCTCAGGTCCAAGTAGATATCCTTGCTCATGATAATCAATCATCTTAGCCGTCTTGTCAGGATCTACTCCATTTGCCATAATTGTTAGCATATCGTAAATACGGTGAAGCATTATATAATTCACCATAGGTAGGTTGTCTTCTAGATTTCTAGATGGTTCTTTCTCTTCCATTATGGCCTCCCCATATCGTTCCAAAATACTTCTCTACCCATAGCGTCTTTTTCTAATAGGGCACTTGCTTCAAACTCATATGAAGAAAAGGTCTCTTCTTCCGCCGACGCACTTTTTGTTTCAATTTGTAGTCCTTGACCACAATTGCAGTTACTACATTCATTCTCAGACATTGTTGACTTCCTTAACTAGGTTCTCATATACCTCTAGACCTACGTAGTTCTTGTACTCACAGGCTAGGCAGTATAAATAGATGTTATCCTCTAAATCCAAATTACATTGAAGAGAGCCCTGATCCAGTGGGCATAAAAGCTCTGGAACAAGGCCCTCTTTTGATAAAGAGAGATACTTCGATACGTATTGTATCTTCATTTATCCTACTTCTTTTCAGTTGTTGGGAATCGCAATAGCCATTCCTGTGCTTTAGGGGTCATACCCTTCCAGCTGGACCAATCCTGACCGCCATTGGTCATATAGTACGTTATCTCTGCGTTTGTTACTGGGTCGAATAACTCTTTGTTACTCTTTAGGTCGAACTTCTCTAGTCTTTCAGGACCAAGATTTCCGATCATGTTTATCTGGAATACTCCGTAAGAACTATCTCCAGTTTTCTTATCCCCGTTATATGCAAGCGGTCTTCCGTTAGATTCACGCTTTGCTATGGACCAAGCTTTCTTAAGGCCTACTCCTTCGAATCCTACAGTCTTGAGTAGCAATAGCAACTCTTCGTCTGTAAGCATCTCAGATGGCTTGTAAATTTCTTTACTGAACTTATCTAAGACTTCTTGCTTTAGTTGGGCTTCAGTTTTCACTAAAGGTTTTACTACTAAGGCTTGTGAAGGCTGGACTGGAAACATAAATAATGTTATCATTACTATTGTAACCAGATTATGAGCTAAATCACTAACCTGTTGTTTTATTTTCTCCATTGGCATTTCCTCCTCTAGAGATAACGAACTACAATCATAACATTGATCGGATAAGCCTGTCAAGCCAGTCAACTAGAAAGAAAACATGAATATATCTTATTATACTATTCAAGCGGGGCTAAACCCTGCTGTTGGCTTTGGCTATGCGGGAAAAAATATTGTTAAATCATTAAATAATCTAGGATATGCTGTATCTTTTGCTAATCCTAAATCTACTATTCAATTAAACTTTACTCAGCCACACCATTTTAAATTACATAGAAGCCAATATCAAATAGGATACACTCCATGGGAATCAACATCCATGCGCCCCGACTGGGTTGAAAGATTTAATGCATGTGATGAAGTTTGGGCGACATCTGATTGGTGTGCACAAGTATTTAAAGACAATGGTATTACAAAGCCAATATATGTTTACCCACACGGTATAGAAAGTATTTGGAAACCAAAACGCAGAGTTATTCGAGAAGGACAACCACTTAAATTTTTACACATAGGAGAGCCGTCACCTAGAAAAGATGGACAGTTAGTAGTAGATACCTTCATTAAACTATTTGGCGGAAACCCAGATTACCATTTAACAATTAAAGCACATAAGTTTAATACTACTAGGGTGTATGATAAAAATAATCAATTTGATTCTCCAGAAACAGCATACGGAAACATAACTTTAATCACAGATGAATTAGAAGAAGCAGATCTTGTTTCCTTGTACCATAGCCATCATGTTTTGTTATATCCAACATGGGGAGAGGGTTTTGGATTCATCCCGCTTCAAGGTTTAGCAACAGGTATGCCAGTTATATCAACATATGATTGGTCTCACTATGTGGACTACATGGGACCACTCAAATTAAAATCTAAACTTACAGATGAGACTTTACCTAAATCAGTTGGCGATGAATATATTGGTAAGATGTTTAAACCAGATGCAAAACATTTAGAAGAGCTAATGCGTGAAGTATCTTCTGATTATAAAGCATACTCTGGATATTATTTTGCTCAAGCAGATAAAATACATGAAGATTATAATTGGGATCAGTTGACTAAGAAAGCTTTTGAGCATTTAGTAGAGAAATTTTCTTAGGGCTTCCCCTTTTAAGCGTTCTTTGGTAGAATAGGATCTTCACACTAAATTTAAATTAACCGCTGGGCGGAGAAAAAGGTATTATAAAATGTCTAAGACTATTGCAAACCCGTACGAAAATTTTATTGCGTTATCCAGATATGCAAGATGGATTTCAGAAGATAACCGCCGTGAAACGTGGGGAGAAACAGTAGATAGATATTTTAGCTTTATGCTAAACCACCTAGAACAAAACTACAATTACATTCCAGATGAGAAGCTTGTTGCGGAATTAAAAAATGGTGTATTTGAGAGAAACGTCATGCCATCAATGCGCTCCGTTATGACTTCAGGAGTAGCATTGGAAAGAGACAATGTAGCAGGATACAACTGTGCTTTCTTACCAGTTGATTCAGCTCGCTCATTTGATGAAACAATGTACATACTTATGTGTGGCACTGGTGTAGGGTTTTCTGTTGAGTATAAGTATATTAATAAACTTCCTGCCGTCCCAGAAGCGTTAGAAAAATCAACTACAGTAATTACAGTAGAAGACTCAAAGCAAGGCTGGGCAAAAGCATACCGTGAGTTGCTAGCACTACTTTGGTCTGGACAGATTCCAGCAATTGATGTATCCAAAGTACGTCCTGCAGGCGCAAGACTTAAGACAATGGGTGGAAGATCATCAGGCCCACAACCACTTATTAATCTATTTGATTTTACAATTGCAAAATTTAAAAGCGCTACAGGAAGAAACCTAAAGCCAATTGAATGTCACGATATTATGTGCAAGATTGGTGAAGTAGTTGTTGTAGGCGGAGTTCGCCGCTCAGCAATGATTTCTCTTTCTAACATTAACGATATTGAGATGGCACAGGCTAAGTCAGGCAACTGGTGGGAAGCAAATACACAACGTGCTTTATCTAATAACTCTGTTGCGTACTCACGCAAGCCAGACATGGAGCAATTTATTGCAGAATGGAAATCTTTATATGATTCAAAGTCAGGAGAACGAGGTATATACAATGTGGCCGCAGCTCAAGCCCAAGCAGCCAAGTATGGAAGAAGAGATCCAGATATACACTATGGAACTAACCCGTGCTCAGAGATTATTTTACGTCCTTACCAGTTTTGTAACCTTTCAGAAGTCGTACTACGTGAAAATGATACAAAGAAAGATATTCAACGCAAAGTAGAGCTTGCAACCATTCTTGGTACATGGCAATCTACCCTTACAGACTTTAAATATATTCGTAAAATTTGGAAAGACAATACAGAAGAAGAGCGCCTACTAGGTGTTTCTTTGACTGGACAGTTTGGACACAAGTTTATGTCAGGTAAAGAAGACCTTGTTTCGCTAGAAGCATTTTTAATGAGTCTTAGAGAATCAGCAAGAGCAAAGAATAAAGATGAGGCTGGGAAAATTGGGATTCCAGAGTCTGCCGCTATTACTTGTGTAAAGCCATCAGGAACCGTATCTCAATTGGTCGGGGTATCTTCAGGAATGCATGCTTGGCATTCTCCATATTACATTCGTACAGTTCGTGGAGCAAAGGGAGATCCAATCTCTACATTTTTGAAGGAAGTTGGAATTCCAGTAGAAGATGATGTTATGAAGCCAAACGACACATACGTATTTTCATTTCCAGTAAAGGCACCAGATGGTGCAATTGTTAGAAATGACTTAACTGCTATTGAACACTTAAACATTTGGTTAGTTTACCAACGTGCCTGGTGTGAGCACAAGCCATCTATTACAGTTTCTGTAAAAGAAGATGAATGGATGGAAGTAGGAGCCTGGGTGTACAAGCATTTTGACGAAGTGTCTGGAATTTCATTCTTGCCTCACTCAGACCATTCATACAAGCAAGCTCCATATCAAGAAGTAACAGAGAAAGAGTACAATGACCTTGTTGCCAAAATGCCAGCCGAAATTCGCTGGGAAGATTTGTCCTTTTACGAGACAGAAGACGGAACTTCTACTAATGCTACGCTTGCCTGCAGCTCAGACGGAAACTGCGAACTTGTAGATATTTCAGCTTAGTGGTAGAATTATAGTATTCGGGTAAACCGAAAATTCATGGGCACCTTGCCCACGAGGAGATGATAAAATGGCTAAATTTGCAAAAGCAGATTTAAACAAAGATGGGAAAGTTGTTATGACAGAACAGATTTTAGCAGCGCTTGGAACTTATGCACGTGCATTTCTTTCAGCAGCAATTGCTCTATACATGACTGGTAATACTAGTCCAAGAGATCTTTTGATGGGTGGATTTGCCGCAGTGGCACCAGTTATTCTTAAGGCTCTAAGCCCAAGTAATAAGGAATTTGGATTCGTTTCAGAATCAAAGTAATTTCATTATTAGGATCGCTCCTGTGCTAAAATGAGTACAGGAGTTTTCCTATTCTAGGAGTAAAAATGTCAGCGGTTAAAAATTTTGAAGTAGACCAAAATGCAACATTTTCTTTTGTTGTAGAATATAAAGACAACCAAGACTTGCCAATAAGTCTAGTTGGGGCTTCTGCAAAAATGCAGGTTCGTGATACAAAGGGCGGTACAAAGTTAGCTTTTACCCTATCAACCCCTAATTTATCAGATGGAATTTCAATAGACCCTACTGCTGGAAAACTAACAATTAAAATGACGGCGGCACAGACAAATAAACTGTTCTATCCTAAATCAGCCTATGACATTATGATAACAGATAGCAACGGAAATAAAATAAAATTACTTGAAGGCTTTTTAGCTCTAAGTAGATCGGTTACAATATGACAGATAAAATAATAGTAACGGAAATTGTAAATGATGTAGTCGTTTCCACCCCTGGCCCACAAGGACCAAGAGGAAAAACAATATTAAATGGCCTAGGTGTTCCATCAGAGACATTGGGCCTTGAAGGCGATTTTTACTATGATAAAAACACAACAAGATTTTATGGTCCAAAGCCTTCAGACTTTACTTGGGCTGGAGCAGCAAATTACCTTTTAACAGCTGGAACTCTTACTTATCCGTGGATGTTGACTCAAGTAACAGGTCCAGTATCTGGAGTATATAGCCTTCCAATAACACATAATTTAGGGTATAACCCAAATGTTACTGTAAAAAATTCCGCAGGCGACATATTAGAAACGGGAATAGACTATAATAGTATTAACCAAATAACACTGACGATGGCACAACCATTTTCAGGGACAGCGTACCTGTCCTAAAGGAGATAAAAAATGGCAAGATTATTTGTAACTAACATTGACCTCAACAAGAATGAGCTGCTCAATGCCCGAATTCAAAATTTAAGTTCAGCACCATCAAATCCAGTAGCAGGACAGATTTATTATGATTCAACTAATAATACAATGTACTACTACAATGGCCTCGCCTCTCCTAATGGTCCATGGATGCCGATGTCTGGCTCCACAGAAGTTATTCAAGATGTAGTTGGTGCATTAATATCTGGCGGAACAGGTTTAACAGCAACATATAATGATCCAGCAGGAACGTTATCAATTAAATTAAATGATACCGCAGTAACAGCAGGCTCATATGGTTCAGCAACAAAGATTCCAACATTTACAGTAGATCAACAAGGTCGTTTAACTGCAGCTGGTGAAGCAAACGTAGCAACTAATCTTTCTATTGCAGGAGAAACTGGCACAGACACAGTAAATCTTCTTACAGATACGTTAACAGTAACTGGCGATGGATCTATTGATACAGCAGTAACAGACAATACAATTACAATCACTGCAAAAGATGCAAGCACAACTCAAAAGGGTGTTGCTTCATTTAATTCAACAGATTTTACAGTAACATCAGGCGCAGTATCTCTTAATAAAGATTCAGTAATTACTCTCTCAGGAGATGTAAACGGTACTGGAACAATGACAAATCTTGGCGATGTAACAATCACCACAACAGTACAACCAAACTCCGTAGCACTTGGAACAGATACCACTGGAGACTATGTACAAAATATTCAAGGCACAACTGGTGAAGTAACAGTATCACCTACATCTGGAGAAGGCAGCACAGTAACAATTGGTCTTCCAGATGATGTAACAATTACTAATAACTTAAACGTTGGCGGTAACTTAAACGTTACAGGAACAATTAACTCTGTAAATACTACACAGGTAAATATTGTTGATAATAAGATTAATCTTAATACCGACTTTGAAGGAACCCCTACAGCAGATGCTGGAATCCGTGTAGAACGTGGAACATCAACAGATGTAGAAGTTCTTTGGAATGAAACTGATGATCGGTGGACCCTTACAAATAATGGTACTAACTATCATGCAATTGCAAGAAAGTATGCGGTAGACCTTGCCAACCCATCAACCCTCACAGCATTAGTTGTAACACATAATTTAGGATCAGATGATGTTACCGTTCAAGTTTTTGAAACAGCAGGATCAAAAGCACTTGTTGAAACAGATGTAGAGCGCACATCAGCAAATACAGTTACATTAAGATTTGCAACAGCGCCTGCAAGTGGAGCATATAGAGTCGTAATTACTGGATAAGGGAGTTTTAAATGTCAGTTCAAAGATTAGTTCCCTTACACGCAGTAGCACTAGCAACAGATCCAGCAAACCCACGCATAGGTGATATTTATTTTAATACTGCTGAATCTTCTTTAAAATATTATGATGGTTCGTCTTGGAGCCCAGTCGGTGGTGCCATAACAGGTCTACTAGATCATATTCATACATATGATGGAGCAATTTATTCCGTAGAGACATTTGAAGTTCCAAATCCAGGAACTCTTGATGGTGGCGGTGCATAATGAGTGCAGTTACAATTAAAATAAGAAGAGGAACTTCATCTCAATGGTCTTCTTCCACAAGACCTTTAGCAGCTGGAGAACTAGGTCTAGATACAACGCTAAATAAAATAAAAGCTGGAAACGGAACAAGTTTGTGGCCCGCTCTTCCATTTTTAAGTGTTATTCAAAGTGAAATTACAGAAATTGCTCAAGATGCAATAGATTCAGCATTAATTGCAGGCACGGGAATTACTAAAGCCTATAATGATACTGCAAATACAATTACTCTTGCAGTTGACAATACTATTGCTAATAAAACATATGTAGATACTGCTGTTTCTGGTTTAGGAAACACTGTTGGAGAAACATATCTTCCAGTTAGCTTATATGGAAATCCAGATGGAGTTGCTACTCTTGATCAAAATGGAAAAATTCCAGATTCTGAAATCCCGTCTGGAATCACAAGAGATTCAGAGTTATCAACAGCAATAAATAACCTTATAAATTCAGCTCCAGGAACGCTAGACACTTTAGGTGAAATTGCTACAGCTTTAGCAAATGATGTAAGCGGGCTTAGCGCTTTAACCACTGTTGTAAATTCTAAAGCTCCAATTGCATCCCCTACCTTTACTGGAACTGTTTCTGGAATTACCAAGAACATGGTTGGTTTAGGAAGCGTCGATAACACTTTGGATATTAGCAAACCAGTTTCAACTGCTCAACAAGCTGCATTAGACCTTAAAGCTAATCTTGCTTCACCGACATTTACTGGAACAGTTGCAGGTGTAACATCAACCCACGTAGGACTAGGAAATGTTGATAATACATCAGATGCAAATAAGCCAGTATCAACTGCGACACAAACAGCATTAGATTTAAAGTTAAATTCAAATTCTCCTTCAGTTGATTATTATATTGCTAACTCTGGATCTGGAGCCTATTTAGTAAACGGTGTATCTAACGGATTAATTACTTTTGAAAAAGGCAAGAAGTATAGAATACATGTTAATGCTGCAGGACACCCCTTTTGGATTCAAACAGTATCTGGAGCTTATAGCTCAGGGAATGTATATTCAACTGGAATAACAAATGGCGGAACACAAGCAGGATATATCTTAGTAGAGCTTCCACAGAATGCTCCAGACAACCTTTATTATGCCTGCGAATTTCATTCATCAATGCAAGGTTCTATTTCAGTACAGTCTGATAATGCAATAACAATAAATTCTAAGTCTACCAGTTACACTATTGCGCCAATAGATTCTGGAAGACTTATTGAAATGTCTGCAGGCGGAACTATAACAATAACAGATTCTACCTTATTTCCCATTGGATACTCTGTAGATATATTACAAACAGGAACCTCTCAGGTTACTATAGCAGGAGATGGATTTACTCCAAACTCTACTCCTGGATTAAAATTACGTGCACAGTGGAGCAGCGCTACACTTATTAAACGAGCACTTAATTCTTGGGTCATACTTGGCGATTTGAGCGCTTAAAATGGCCAGAAGATTTCGCAAAATTGGCCTATTGGGTAAACTTGGAATAAGAAAAGTTAATGTGCCCAGCCTCAGTGGACTAACAAGAGCTCAAGCAAAACAAGAATTAGAATCAAAAGGATTAGCCTGGCAAGAAACAGCAGAGACTACAACTAACATAGGTCTTGACTTAAATATAAAAGACCAATCAGTGGCTGCAGACTCGGTGATAAAAATTGGAGACGTAGTAAGTTTTACCTATTATGGCTATGTTGCCCCACCTAACTTTAACCCAGGGTTTGCCCCTGACTTTAACCCAGGTTTTAACCCAGGATTTAACCCAGGATTTGATGCTAACCCAGGATTTAACCCAGGATTTGATGCTAACCCAGGATTTAACCCAGGATTTAGCCCAGGATTTGATGTGGGGCCAGGTTTTGATATTACCTTAACATCTCTTGACCTAAGTGCGTTATTTAGTTTTGGTGGAGGAAAAAGTATTGGTATTGCAACATTAGTTCGCACAACCGATGGTCTTGTTAAAGCAGGCGATTTACAAGTTGGAGATACGCTTCTTTCTGCAAATATTGAAGGCTTTCCTTATGAGCATGAAGAAGGCGCAACTCAAGCAGCCCTAGACTGGTCAGATGTCAACCCAAACATAATACCAGAAATTACAAATATTGTGGCTTTATATAAAACTCAATCTGCTTATGCAGTTGTAATAAATCGAGATGTATTTTCTCAATATCACTATATTTTAATAAAAAGAAACGGCATTGCTAAATTTGAAATTTCTGTAAATATATCTCCAGAAACAGATCTTATTTATTCATATGAAAATAGCAGTTGGGAGCCAATCAATCTTTATGAAATAGTTGCGGCACCACATGATATTGTTTCAATAAATTGTGAGCCATTTGATATGTTCTATACTGAAAGGATGTTAACCCATGACTCAAGCGCAATATAACATTACTGGCATGAAGCCAGTTGGAGAGTATTCTGTTCCAATATTTTCTTCAATGCCAGAAGAGCTCAAAGGTTGTTGGATACATGTAACAAAATTAGACAACCTAGCGCAAGTAAAATATGTAATTTGTGTTTATTTTAATAATAATCATCCAGAAAATACAGTTGTTGTCTCAGATTTTTTGCCAACAGAATATCCAGATTTATACGCAACAGTTAATAAAAACTTAATGAATGAAAGAGTGTATATTCAGCCAAAATATAGAAAAAGGGGTCTTCTTCCCGTATTTGGTTTAATTGGAAGAACAATATTTTATGAGTATTTAGATTCACTTTGCGATGTGCCCTTAGATAGAAGTATGCAAACTGAATCAGCTACGTGTAAAGCAAAAGCTATGTGCAATGAAGAAATAAAAGAAATTCCAATAGAGCAAAGATCTGCTATATCTTTGTTTGATATCAACCCACCAAGGGATCCCGTTTATCCAAATATTTGGCACGGACACAGAGCAGGAGGAAAAAATGATTAATAAAATATTTACAGAACAAGATATAAATGTATATGATTTTGTTTATAATAATGATGATGTTCTTTTACCTATGCTTTCTAATTTTGAAGAAATTGCGTGGGTGGATAGAACAGGTGGATTTAAAGAGGGTATTATTAAAACAACAAATCTTAAAAATTTAAATTTAGAAAATAGGCATTTGTATATAAGTTTTATATCTGAAATAAACTCTTATCTTAAAGAAAAGTCTTTATCTTTTGTTTTTCCTATTGAAAATCTTTTCATAAAGATATTGCCAGAAACCTCATACTCTCAACAATTTTTAAATCCAGGACTTATAGATACAGTATCTGTTTTATATGTAGTAAACAATAGCCATACAGGATCCAGCATTAATTTTATAAATAAAAACATATCTATTCCATTATTAAAAGGAAATTTAATTATTTTTAAATCTTCAGAAGAATATGCCTATACTATAGGAGAAGTAGATTCAGGGGAATTGATAATAGGAACTTCCTATGTAGAGGTTGAAAATGTCTAATATTAATTTTGCAAATAAAAATGAAAATGTTATTTATCGTGAAACAAGGGATACTATTTTAGAAAAAGATTCATTTGATATTTCGGGTTTATACAATGTAATTTACAATGAATTAAATAAAACTGAAACAAAATATCTTTTCCCAAATAAAAATGAAGAAATTGTTTATATTAATGATAAAAATAAATATAATCTCTTTTATATGCATGATATACAAATGCATTCTCTTTTTCAAAAAATAGTTATTTTAATTAAAAACACTTGTTTAAAACATGAATTTAGTTATTCAAAAAATAGATATTATGTATATGCATCATTAGTAGAAGATCAAGATCCAGCATTTTGGTATGATGCGGGCGGAACATCAAGGCCATCAATGTTTGGTATAATATCTTTAGATTCAAATAAAACGCAACTTAGTATTAATGAGACAATCTTTGATCTGGAACCAGGAGACATTGTATTATCTGAAGCGGGTAATAAGATTATTTATTCAAGACCCTTTAAATCTATAGTGTTTTATGTAAGTCCATTGTCAGAAATAAAAAATCAATATTCACAAAAGTGGATACCTTTAGTATAATAGAGTAGAATGGAGAAATTATGATAATTGATACACCAGCTGTTGGGATTAAGATATATAGAAATGCCTTGCCCGAAGCAATGAATATTCCAGCAAGACTGGAAGAAGTTTTAGGGGCAGGCAAAAGCTCTTTGTTTAAATGGTCGGTTGCTACGGTAGGAGACCATGAAGAAAGACCAGACTATAGAGACTGTGTTGATTTTAAAATTAAAAGAGATTCTTTAAGGCCAGGTAATGATCTTTCAGATAGTATTATTTCTATACATGATCAAATAACAGAAAAGCTAAACGAATGCCTAGAGGACTATATGAGTCAATACCGAGTAAATCGTTTAAACTACATGGAAGCAATTAATTTTGTTCGTTACGGAGAAGGCCAGCATTTTAAAACACACCCAGATAGCGGACCAAGCTATTCTTGTGATGTTTCTACAGTAATGTATTTAAATAGTGACTATGAAGGGGGAGAGTTGTATTTTCCTCATTTTGACTATACATATGTTCCTCAATACGGAGACATTGTTTTGTTTCCGTCCAGCTATCTTTTTTCACATGCTGCCCTGCCAGTAAAATCAGGCATAAAGTATTCTGCGGTAACAATGTTCTCATATAACGACAGAAACCATCAAGACCATGCAAGATACCAGGGTCAAGTTTCTAAAGTTTTATAGATAGGTAAAAAGGCATTTAGGGTATAATAAGGAAAGAGGTGCAACCATATGGCAACAAATTTTCCAGCAGACCTAGACGTTTTAGTTAACCCACAGCCGACTGACTCGGTTTTAGCCGTCCCACATGCTAAACAGCATGCAGACGCAAATGATGCTATTGAGGCCCTTGAGGTAAAGGTTGGCAAAACCAATGACACAAACCCTAACTCCCTAGATTTTAAAGTTCGGACCCTAGAAACCAATATTCTTGATGCCGAAGAAGTAGAGGATCTAGTTGGAGATCTGATAACTACTGGAACGCATACAAATATAACCGTTGCTTACGACGATGTAGCCAGAAAAATAAACTTAACAGCTACATACGATAACGAAGAAGCAATCGCTGCAATTGCAACGGCAATTGTTGCTACAGGTGGGATAAACAAAGTCTACGATAGCGTAGCAAAAACAATAACCTTATCTGTAAATACAAATACAATAGCGAGCCAATCGTACGTAAATCAAGCAATCTCAAATTTAGTTGATACCTCTCCAGCGCTATTGGATACTCTAAATGAAATAGCGGCAGCAATAAATGATGACCCTAATTTTTCAACAACTATAACAACAGCCATAGCTACAGCCCTAGCATCATCAAAATCATATACTGATGCAGCAATATCTGCTTTAGGTAACTCAAGCGATGTTAAATATGTTCCTGTATCAGAAGTCGGTCAAGCAGATGGAATTGCACAACTTGACGGTGCTGGAAAAGTTCCACTGTCCCAATTAGATATAGACGAGAAAATTCAGGATGTAGCCGCAGGTCTTATAACATCAGGAAATCACACAAACTTAACGGCATCTTATGATGACGTAACAGGAAAAATTAACTTTACAGCAGTAGCTCAATTAACACAAGAACAAGTTCAAGATGCAATTGGACCATTGTTTGCCCATGGAACAAATCCTAATATTTCTGTAACCTATGATGATGTAGCAAACAAGATGATTTTAGAGGCATATATCCCTCCTTCTACTGCAAAGATGTCTTCTAATGCACCCGCTTCTCCAATAGATGGTCAGTTCTGGTTTGATACAGATGAAGCAAGAAGCGGAACAATAGGTGCTCTAAAGGTATGGAATGCTTTAAATGCTGCTTGGGAAAATGTAACAACAAACCTATCTCAATCTACAACAAACACCTGGACGTCTAAAAATACTTTTAATAATGGAATTATTATTGGTCTTGGTGCTGCTCCATTAACACCAGTACACGGACAAATTTATTATAATACAATTTTAGATAAGTTAAAAGTTTGGGATGGCCTTTTGTGGCAAGATATACAAGGTTCTGGCGGAGGCGGAGGACTAACACTAATCCCAACAGATACATCTTTACCACCAAGCACTTTTTTTGTTGGTTTGATTTCGCCACCATCAGGCGCAACATCTGCAGGCGATCTTTGGATAGATGTTGACGATGACGCAGGCTCTACTGAATTTGTATTTGCTGGACCCAATCCTCCAGCTGAAGGAACATATGGAATGGACACTCTGTGGATCGATACAGATGAGCCAGAACTTCCTTTAATTTATTCAGATGAAGAGCCGCCTACATATACTGCAATTGAAGGGGATTTCTGGGTAGATCTTGACGATACAAGCGGTCAATCAATTTTATCTTCAACAACTCCGCCAAATCCAGCACAAACAGAATTTTGGCTAGACTTAACAACAGAAGAAGGAGAAATAACTTACTCTGATTTGTTTAAAAATAATGCTGCACAAATAACAAATTTTGCTAGCCTGCCAGCAGCATCTTTGCACGGCGGAATGATAGCATACATATCTTCAGAGGCTTCTTTATATGTAGCAGCAGCAGGAGAATGGATAAAGATATTCCCAACCTTTGATGCGGAAACGCTGATTTGGGCTGGGGTTTAATAAAAGATATGTTGTATAATAGTGGAGAGGTAATCAAATATGTCATTAAAACGCTATAACGGAACTGAGTGGGTAGTCGTTGCAGGATCACGACCTGGCCCAACGGGAGCCACTGGACCACAGGGCCCAGCAGGAACTGCCGCAGCCGTATCTGTAGGAACAGTAACATCAGTTGCATCAGGTGCAAACGCAACAGTAACAAATTCAGGTACAGCAACAAATGCTGTTTTTAACTTTTCAATTCCACGGGGCGCATCAGTTACAGGCCCAGCAGGTGTTGCGGGCACAAGAGGTTCAAAGACATATACAGCACAATCAGTTCCACAAAATGCAGGATTAACAAATTTAATTGAAGGCGACAACTTTATTAATTTAAGTACTGGAGATTATTATATCTACAGCGCTTCAACAACAACATGGGTATTACAAGGTAACGTAAGAGGCCCACAAGGTATCCAGGGTCCAGCAGGAGTCCAGGGACCAGTTGGTCCGACAGGTCCAATTGGAGATGTAGTTGTGGCGGATATTGAAAGAAGAGTTTCAGCCTATGAATTAGATTCATTACTTAATCTAGGTATTTATTATCCAAAATATGCACTAACATCATCTTTGGCACAGATAAATGGTACAATTATGGCAACAAGTTTTATTTTCTAAGGGAGACTAACCAATATGGCAAGAAGAGCAATTAACGACCAAGGGATTATATTTTCCCCATCAACATCTACTATCACAATTCCAAGAGTAGTCTTAAGACAAAATCTTCTTTTGATCACAAATGTCACCCAGAATAAAATAATCTACAATTTTTCAGACCCTTCAATTGGTCTAGTAAGCCACTCTCTAAGCTCTAGTCAAAATGACCCATCAACTGTATTAGTTCTTGAATATAATACTGCATCAATGCAATCAACAGATAAACTTCAAATCATGGTTGATGAGCCATCTGAGACATATACACCAGCCCCAGATCAAACAGATGCAGTTGGAAAGTTCAAGACTTCTAATCCACAATCTTTGATTGACACCGACTTTGAATATGGTGTACAAGGATCTAAGTGGGAATCACTCTCTCTACAAAACAACTATCCAACATTCTTTTCAAGAAATACAGGCGGAAACTCATTAGATGTAATAAGCATCATTTCAGCAGGAGGAACGCCAAGATCAAGAATTGTTGTAACAACTGCAACCTCACACGGATTAAATAATGGAGATGTTGTAAGCGTTAATGAGTCTACAAGTCCATTAACAGACGGAACATTTCTTATTACAGTCATTGACTCAACTTCATTCTCATTTATTGCTAAAGGAAGTGTACCAAACTTAACTAACGTTCAAGATGGAACATTAACAACACTTTATGGTGGAGGAATATTTGATAATGCTCATATCCCAGGTGGAATCACAGGCGCTCTAAATACCTGGGCTGCAACATCAGATGGAGCAGCTCTTTCAAGAGTTGACGTTGTTACTACAAACCCTCACGGACTTTATCCAGGAACACCAATATTAGTTTCAGCTCCTTCAGGAAGCACAATTAATGGAAGCTTTTTAATTGATAGAGTTACAACACCAAATTCATTTTCATTTATTACACAGGGTCAAATTCCAGTAGGAGCTATTAGCACACTCGGAATTGGTCTTTATTGCAAGCCAGAAGGGTATGTAGAGCATAGACCATTTGATGGCGGAGTTATTCTATCAACTGGAAACAACGTATGTGGAACACAAACACTAAGACAAACACGTCAATACTTTAGGTATCAGTCAGGTAAGTCAATTACATTCTCAACAGGAACAAAATTTACTCCTTCATTTGATATATCTTATATTGCATCATCAAGTACGGCAATTGGGTCAAATACAATTACAATTAGAGTATTACAAGACCATAACCTGCAGGCAGGCGCAACAATTAAAATTGAAGGAATTGAAGTAGTAGGAGCATATAATCCTTATAATGGTTTGTTCACTATTAATTCAGTGCCAGATTCAAACACAATTACAGTACAAAAAACATTTACATCTGCTATTAGCGCAATTGATCAATTGCCAGGTGGAGTTAACTCATTCGTAACAGCATATCAATGGAAGGGCTCTGCAACAAGAGCAGGTCTATACGATGATCAAAATGGTTTTTATTTTGAATATGATGGAGCAACATTGTATGCAGTAAGACGATTCTCAAACAAAGAACTATTTGGAAAGATTACAGCAACACAATATTCAAATGTTATAACTGGAGTAGACACTAGATTTAGAAAGCAACTGCTGGTTGGAGACCTAATTGTAATTAGAGGACAGTCTTATAGAGTTATTCAGATTAACAATGATACTTCTTTAAACGTTGCCCCAGCATATAGAGGACCAAGCATTTCTGGATCACCTTATCTTAAAACACAAGTTCAAAAAATTCCACAATCACAATGGAATATTGACACAGTAGATGGATCAGGTCCTTCAGGATATACTTTAGACATAGCAAAGATGCAAATGACATTTATTGATTATTCATGGTATGGCGCAGGAACAATTAGATTTGGATTAAGAGGTACTGACGGTAGTATTATGTGGTGCCACAAGATGGTTCAAAATAATATTAATACCGCCGCATACATGCGATCAGGTAACTTGCCAGCAAGATATGAAACAATTAATGAGCCACTAAACTCTGCAAAATTAATTTCAGGCGGATCAGGACTAAGTGGATCAACACTATTCCCTCAAGATACAGTAATTTATGTTAATGACGTGAGTTTCTGGCCATCAAGAGGATATTTAAGAATTGCAGATGGAGCTAACTTTGAAATTTGTGAGTATACATCAATTGGTGCATATAATCCAACAATTCAAGCAACAGCTGTAAACATTGTAAGAAGAGTAGCTCAACCACTAGTTTATGGTGGACAGTCAATGAATCTATTTGGAACATCTATTCAGGCAAACTTTGTTCCAGACTCAACAATACCTGGAGGATCTGGAACAGCACAAGTTTCAGTACAAACAATTTCTCAAAACTGTGCTCCAGTTATGTCACACTGGGGATCATCCGTAATTATGGATGGTGGATTTAATGATGATAAATCATTTATCTTCGTTGCTGGTATGCAGAAGTATCTTCAGGTCGGTGGATCTGGAACAATTTCAGCAACATTAACAAACCGTCAAGCTTCATCAGGTGTTGCAACAATGACAACATCGGGTACTCACACACTTGCAGCGGGTACAAATGTTACTATATCTGGTGTAAATGATATTTATACACCTACATTTAAACAGCTTACAAATAATATTGCAACAATTACAACAGGAACATCACACCTATATTCAGTAGGTCAGCAGGTAACAATCACTGGTGTAGATACCGTATTTAACGGAACATATACAATTTCACTTGTTCCAAGCCCTACAACTTTCTCATTTAGCAAAGTTAATGCAAATATTGGATTCCAGGCAGTAACTGGAACACCAAGAACTCAAGGTTCAAGTAGATATAATGGTACATTTAATATTACATCTGTTGCTCCAACATCATTTACATATGCTTTAGCAGGTGCAGATGAAGCAGTTTCTGCAATTAACCCTAATGGTACTGCAGTTCAGACATTTGGAAGCACACCTACACCACGTCCGCTTGTTTCTATTAGACTAGCACCATCAGTAGATAATGGTCTAGCAAGAAACTTTGGTCTTCGTGAATTAGCAAACCGCATGCAGATGAAACTTGACTCAGTTGGCGTTCTTTCACAAGGACAGTTTATTATTGAAGGAATTCTAAATCCAGCAACAATGAACGGTGTTGTTATTCCTACAGAATGGGAAACAGTAAGAGTTGGTTCAGGTTCCCTCGCACAGGTAATTTACCATGACGGTACAGGTGTTAGAGGTACTGGAGCACCAGTTACATCTCCTACAAATACAGTTACTGGTGGAGATAGAATCTTTGCATTCTACACCGAAAACTCTGGTGGAACTAACTACTCAGTTACACACTTTGATGCTAAAAAGGTTCGAGATCTTTCAAACTCAATTCTTAATGGAAACGGATCTCAGACAAACCCATCATTCCCTAATGGGCCAGACATTTTAACAATTACAGCAACAAACCTTGGTTCAGGAGCCGCAAATATTCTTGCTAGAGTTTCTTGGACTGAAGCACAGGCTTAGGAGAAAAAATGCCAGATTATACAACACTATCAACGCAAGTTGAATTGTTTAAAACAAAAGTAAGCGCATTAGCATCTACAACACTAGATGCAAATGACCTAGTACTACTGGCTTCTGCTCTTGATACCCTAGCAAAGTCTATGGGCGTGAATGATATTTTAGAGATTACAACTGAAAGACTTGCCGCAATCACAACAGCAACAAATGCTGCTATATCAACAATTAATAACTCAACTAATGGCGCTAGAATAACAGCACTTGAAAATACTTCAGCAAGTTATGAAACAAGAATTTATGCAACTGAAAACTACGTTAATACAGCAGGTGGACAGATATCTGCTTTATCTTCAACAGTTACAGGTTTATCATCACTAGTTGCTGGAAAAATTCCAAATACTTGGACAAATATAACTTCTTCATATACAGCAGTTAGAGGAGATAGACTTCTTGTAACCCCAGCAGCAGGTCTTGTTATTACTTTGCCGTCTGCTCCCTCAATTGGAGATACAGTGGTTGTTGTTGATTCAGCGGGAACTTCACAAACAACAAACTTTACAATTGCAAGAAACGGAAGCCTAATAGCAGGCGTAGCTGAAGACCTAGTCTTTAACGTAAAAAGCAAAGCTGCAACTCTAGTCTTTTCAAATACATCTCAAGGATGGAGAGTAATGTAATGGCACTATTAAGCGATGTTATCGGAGACCAAGTAGGATCTCTCAATACATATAAGACTGGAAGGCTAGACCTTGGCTCTCGCTCAGGCGCAGTTAATCTAGACCTATCCCTATCAAATGATTTTACTTGCACAGTTACAGCAAACACAACATTTACTATTACAAATACACCTGCAACTGGAGTTGTTTCATTCTCTCTACAGTTAACTGGTGGAGGCGCATATACAATAACATTTGCAAATGCAAAATACCCAGGAGCTACAGCACCATCCCTCACTTCTGGAGGAATCGATGTTATAACATTTATTACATATGATAACGGAACAAACTGGCGAGGATCAATTGCAATGAAGGACTCAAGATAATGTACGCACAAGTTATAAATAAGCATATTACTCAAATTGTAAATGAGCAACAGCTAAGAGAGATGTATCCTTCAACACATTTCCCTTCACCAATTTTAGAATCACACCTTGAAGGCTTTGATAATTGGTATATATGTGAAGATGAAACAGAAACTCCATCATTCGATACAACTAAAAAGAAAGTTTCTTTTGAAAGAGTCCTTACTGGTAAAAAAGTTAAAGGCTCATATGTGCTTATTGATTTATCAAATGAAGAAAAAGCAGAAGTAATAGCAAATCAGTGGGGTCTAGTAAAATATCATAGAGATAACACTATTACCGCAACAGACTACTTAGTTATGCCAGATGTATTTTCTTCTTTTTCAGATTCAGATCAAGAAAAGATTATTGCATATAGACAATCTTTAAGAGATATTACAAAACAAACAAACCCATTTAATATCACCTGGCCCACATTAGGAATTGCTTCAGTCAAACTAAAATATACTGTGGAGGTTTAAATGCCATTTCCGCAAAATAGATATATGTCTGGTTCAGGTGGGCCCGTAGCATTTCTTTTGAGACAGATTATTACAAAAGGTTACGTGCTTGCTGGATATAGAAACAGCAGCCCGTGGACAAGCGTAAATGAAGTAACACACTCAACTGATACAACAATTGATTTAGGTAGTCCGCTAAATAACTCTACTGGATATCCTGGTGGAATGTCTGATGATACATTTGCCTATGTTCTTAAAGCCAATAATCAAGTTGGAGGATCAAGCTCGCAAACCAATCGTTACAATATGAGAACAAACACATCAATTATTGGTCCTTCCGCCCCATATGCAGTAGGAAATTCAGGAACGCTTATGCATCAAGAGCAACTGTACGCATATGGTGCACCAGGCGAAGTAAATGTAGCAGCAATTATGAAGTTTAATTTCACAACACAGTCTTGGATGAATTCACTTGGCAAAAACTTTGGATCCAACTCTCAAACAATGTCATCTTTTTATCATGAAACAAAAGGTTTTCACTATGGAGATGATAATGGTGTTAAATTAACTTTTGCAACAGAAACTCAAGCTCAATCACCTTGCAATGGCGTTCACGGACAACAAAAAGGAATTTCTTCAAAGTTAACTACTCTATACGCAGGTAATGAGGGTAACTATGCAGGTGGAAACAACTTAAGAAGATTTAGTGTTGCTACTGAAACAAATATAGGAAATGTTGGAAAGCCAATTACAAATTGTGGTGAAGAAAATTTCGATATGGGACAAGCATGGCAATACATGCTTGGAAACTATAACGGAGAGCAAAATAACAGATCTTGGAGATTTAACTACGCTACAGATTCTGGCTTTGAAGGCGGCGGCACCATGCAGTCTAAGGGAGTTCCAGGCAGAAGTTCTGCCTACTCAGCACAACGTTCTTAATAGATAGGTAATAAAATGAGATATATAAACGATATAACGTCGGATGTTTCTGGCTATACAAAATCACAAAAAGATATTCTTCTTTATGCTACAAATAGACACTGGGGGGTTCCAGTATTTAAAATAGATAATTTTGTTGGTGGAGCGCAATTTACTCCATTTGGAAAACTTAGACAGCTTTTGCTTGAGCTAGGAGCAAGAGAGAATATGATTGTAGAGCAAGAGCTTAAAATAGAAAGAACTAGACTAGAAATTGATTTAGAAAAAGAAAGAATTAGTGCTTCTACTTCTCCTACAGAAATTAAAAT